TTATTTTCTTATAATTTAATGAATAATCAACCTATCTTTTCAATTCCATGGTTAAACGAAAATTATATTCTAAAAACAAATATTTCAAACAATATTTCAGAAATACAAACTCAAATTAATAAATTATCAGAATCTTCTAATGTGGATATAAATTATGTTAAAAACATAACTATACCAAATGTTCAACAAATTTTAGAAAAATCAATCGATGATTTGAAAGTATTAAATAATAACTCAAATAAAGAAATTCAAACACAGATTGATAAAGTTAATGTTTTATTAGTATCTTTACAGAAATCAATGGATGAATCTCAAAGTTCTACAAAATCTGAATTACAAAATCAAATAAAATTACTTAGTGATAATATCCAAGAAATTGTAAAATCTCAAGAATCTTTAGAAACAAAAATACAAAAACAAATTATTGAACTTAACACATTATTTAATTCTGAAAACGAAAACATCAAAAGTAAAATTATTCCAATATTGAAAGAATCTATGGAAACACTTATTGACCAGAAAATTAAACAAAATACAGATGAAATTGTTTTACGAGATTTAAATAAACTAAAAGATGACATTCAAACACAAATTGATAAACAAAATTTAAACATTAATGAAATAAAAAATTTAATTAATGAACAGGTTAATAATTTGAAAAAGAAAACTGAAACAGAATCAATTGTTATAAATACATATTCAAACAACGGTGAAACTATCCAATGGTCAGTAAAAGGAGATGATAAAGGTAATTTATGCATTGGTGATAATAAAAATTCTTTTTGTATTGATAAAGATACAGGATTTCTGTTTAACAAAAATAAAACAGAAATTAAAATATCGCCAACTGAATTACCGTCACCAACTGAATTACCGTCACCAACTGAATTACCGTCATCAACTGAAAGTGAACCAGTTTTATTTTAATCCATATTTAATTTTATTTTCTTCAGATACATATTTTATTAAATATCTATAAGCAGTTGTTGGACATTTTAATTCTTTTAATTTTAATATAAAACCTAAATTCATTAACGTAAAATTTGGTTTATCTTCTTTTAATTTTTTCTTAAATTTATCGTCAATCATTTTAGACATTCCAAAATCAATTATATAAATTTTATTATTTTTCAACATATAATTTAAAATATTTGAATCGCCATGAAATACACACGCTTCATCCAGTTTTATAAAAATATCCAATATTTGCTTTTGTTGTTCATCTGTTAAATTTCCACATTGTCTTTTCATTACATCAAATAAATGTTCATCCATCTTTTCCATTATTATACAATTAGATACAATATCTACATCTATGACTACAGGACATATTCCTTTTTCAGATACTTTTCTTTGTAATTCTGCTTCTTTTTTTATATTCTCTGTCGATTTACGTTTATTAAATGTTTTCATTGCATATTCTTGACCACTTACCACATCTTTCACAAGATATGTTATTCCTTCTTTCCCTTTATCACCTAATCTTTTTATTTTTACATATTTATCAATCACATTTGTTTTATATTCTTCATATTCTTTGAAACATTTAGAAATTAAACTTAATAATTGATTTCGATTTGTATATTGATTTTCTGGAATTTCAATCTCCTTCGCAATTTCTTTTAATTCTTCATAACTTTTCTTTTTTAATAATTCATTTATTTCCATAATTATATAATTTATTTTATGTCTTAATATTTTTATGATTTTTTTTATTTACATAAAGTAAAATGTTTTTATCGTGTCTAATGATTACAAACTCTTATGAAAATTTAAAGAAAAGAATTACTCTCGAATCATATAATAACGGATACACTCAAATAAAAAAAAATAATATATCACCTTACATATTGTTTTATGGAGCATTATTATTTCTAATAATGGAACTTATACTTTTCTACTATGCTATCATAATCGCGAAAACTTGTTCAAGAAGTGGAGACGAATTAATTATAAATATTATATTCGCAATCATTTTTACAACTCCATATGTTTTCTTCAGTATGTTATCAAATCCTTGTGCTAAAGATTTATTCATAAAAAAAATTGAAAAATAATTTTTTTTAAATGAATTATATTTTAAGATGAATATTTACGAATTAGAATCATACATCATTGTTAACCAATCAGAATATGAAAAACTAAAATCATTTTCACGTGATAAAAACATTATTTCTTACGAGATTTGCGGATGTTGTGGATATAATTTTAACATTGAATATGGATTTTGTTATAACATACGTTGTGAAAAATACTTGAGAAATAACAAACAGCTATTTATTTTCGATAATAATGAATACTATTCAGTTCCCGTTGTAAAAAGACTGATATTATCTGAAAAACAAGCTTCACAAATTGAAGATAATATAAAAAGTTACGAGAGAATTACAAAATTGTAAAAAAATTGAATTTTAATTTAAAAAATATTTTTTAAATTAATAGATAGATATGCCTTCCGCCTCATTAACTAAAAAAACAAGAAGTAAAAAATATATATTTACTCTTGTAAATATCAATACTGAAAAAATTGACCAGAAATATGGCATTACCATAATTTCAAACATTTTCAGTAATGAAAAACCTCCCGATAATACTACCAGTATAAACGAATTGACTGATTTGAATTCAAGCACCGTCATCAATTCTATATCTTTTCTGGACGAAACAAAACGCATTTATCAGTGTTCTGTTTCTATGATTGATTTTACTACTGGTAAAGATACTGAATTTCTTAAATATTCTTGTTATTGGTGTAGACATCCATTTGAAACAAAGTCAATTGGTTGTCCCCTACGATATGTTTCAAATAAAGCTACAAAGAAATATTATTCTGAAGTCAGCAAAGATAATTATACAATAAAAGAAAATATCACGCATATGAAGAAAAATATGCTCGATACTAAACAATCGTTTGTTTTTATTCCGTTAAATAATTCTTCGGTAATTGACGTTAATGAAAAATCCTATTATGAGTCGGATGGGAGTTTTTGTTCCTTCAACTGTGCAAAATCGTTTATAAAAGATAATAAACATAACCCACTCTACGAACACTCTGAATTTTTACTTTCTAAATTATATTTTGATATGTTCGGTGAGAAAAATGTTGTTATTAATCCTGCACCTCACTGGAGATTACTGGTTGATTACGGTGGAAATTTAACGATAAATCAATTCAGAGATAACTTTAGCAAGACACAATATGAGTATCGCGGAATTTTAAGAAATCAAGACATATTTAAGCCTATCGGAACGCTATTTGAAGAAAAAATCAATTTCTAAAAGACACTGATTATACAGTTTTATTTCATTTTTGACATAAAACAAAGAAATGTAAATTTTTTATTAATAAATCGATGCATAAAAATGTTCACGTTCTTCGTTTTCTACTTTTCTTTTGTGATTTCTTTTGTGATTTCTTTTTCTTAATTTCATTTTTTACATATTTTATTTTTGATTCTATCATTTTTTGTAAATTAGTAAATGTTTTTATTTTTCCACCATCAAATTGTTCAATATATTCAACATCTGTAATATCAAATTCATGCTCACACAAAATAAACAAATGTAAAAGTATAAAAGATAAAAAGTTTTTATTGATAAAAGAATATTCAAAATTATTTACTGTATCATTTATTATTCGATTTCTCCAATATTGAAATCGATTCAAATCTCGATATACTATATCATCTTCAAATATTTCAAATTCACTTGATAATTCTGTAAAAAATTCTTTTATATCGATAATATTGTCTTTTATATAATTTAGATATAACATATTATCGGTTAAATGCCAAAACGCCTGTCTATAATTAATTAGTTTTTTAAAATTTTCTTGTTTCCATTTATTAATGTGTTTTACATAATTCACCGGTGATATTTCTTTATTATTTCCTTCAAAATATGATAATTTAATTATATCGGCACTATCATTTCTAATATAATCTTGAGCACGTTTTGAAAAAATTTCAAATGCATTTTTGTCTTTTAAATTGATGTCCATAGCATTAGGTTCTTTTTCTATATTAAAATAGTAATGTAATAATATTCCAATTTCTAAATAATCACGTTCTGTAAAACGATGAAATAATGTTTTTTTATTGTGTGTTTGTTGATATATTTGACCTGTAATTTTATTTTTCAATAATCTTATTGTTTTATAAGTCATTTATTATTACAAAATTATTTTATTTTTATTTTATTAATGATATTTTCTTCATTAATAAAAAAATATTGATTCAGATTTTTTACATCTTGCGCAACAACTTGAGGAGTTTCTTGGCAGACATACTACGAGATCTGGAACGTCTGGAACGAGAACGAGATCTGGAGCGAGAACGTCTCTTTCTTCCATCTACAACGGAATGGCGTCTACGTCTACGAGAACGCTTGGACTTCTTGGAACGCTTGGAACGTCTCTTTCTTCCATCAACACTCTTACTCTTGCTCTTGGAACGTCTGGAACGCTTGGACTTCTTGGAACGTCTAGAACGTCTCTTTCTTCCATCAACGCTCTTGCTCTTGCTCTTGGAACGTCTGGAACGCTTGGACTTCTTGGAACGTCTGGAACGTCTCTTTCTTCCATCAACACTCTTACTCTTGCTCTTGGAACGTCTGGAACGTCTGGAACGCTTGGACTTCTTGGACTTCTTGGACTTCTTGGAACGTCTCTTTTTTCCATCAACGCTCTTGCTCTTGGAACGTCTGGAACGTCTGGAACGAGATCTAGAACGTCTCTTACGTCTACCATCAACAGCAAATTTTGCATCTTCCAAATCTTCAAGATCAAATGCTCCATTATTGTTGCATAATTCAATTATTTTGCCTAATATCAATCTAACAAATTCTTTTGTGAGTTTTTTATATCTGATAGAATCAACAGTATTAGAAATCAAATTCTTTTTCCAGTGAGTAAAAGTCTGCTGATCACCTTCATATGATTGATTAGCAAAATTTTCCCAATTTTCTGTAAGGTCGGAACATGCTTTTTCAAGGTCAATTGATGACGAACCCAAACCACCTGTTGCAAATAACAAATTTTTATTTTGTCTCAAAAATGCTCTATTATAATTTTTTAATAATTCTAAATTAGTACTTTTGCTGGTATCCATAGTATCAGTTAATTTCTGAATGGCACCTTTTACTGTTGCGGAGAGTCCAACTCCAGTTAACTCGTTATCTAAAAGTTGTCCAATTAACATCAATTCACTTGCTAATGCAATATAATGATTTTCTTTGTAGGTAAGAGGAGTAACATCAATTGCTCCTACATGTTGGACGATTTGTCCAGTTGTTTTATTTTTTTTTAATACAACGGGTGCCCATTTTTCTTGACGACCCATCATTTCAAATCCATCTCTATAAATTCTTGACATTTTTTATTATACTAAACAAAAAAAAAATTTTTTTTTTAAATAAATTTTTTAACTTATTTTTTTAAAATTTTTTTTTTAGTATTTCATATTAAATTCCATAGAATTTGGACGTTTTTCACGCACTTTAATAGGTGCATATCCCCTTATACCCCGTTCATTCTCATCTCCTAATATTGTATCCCATACCGTATATTTCGCCACACATTGTTCATATGCCAAAACATTTCTAACATCAAATACCGCTTGTGTAATCGTTTGTTCAATTAAAGAATCCAAATATTCTTCTGGAGACCATTTTGTATCAAAACCTTGTTTTGGATTATAACTTAAATACACTGAATTCATCAAATGTAAAATTTTATCATCCGGAACAATAATCTCACGTCCTCTCTCATCCACATCTCTCGTCATATTCGTAATTCGACTTGAAATATAATCAACAGTATTTTTACTAAAAAATTCTTTAACATTCGGATTATCGTCGATATTGGAACCAATGAATTTATATTGCTGATCGCTTTTGTAATAAGTATTATTAACACCTTTACTTTTATCATCGTCATTTATTTGTCCAAATTCACTACTTTTTTTATATCTTGACATTTTATTATAAATAAAGATAAGATTTTTAAATCAAATCTTTTCAGATTTTCATTTTATTATTTGGATTTAAACTTTTATCTTCAATCTCTCGAGTTTTCTGCATTTGCATCGCTGTAGATAACAAATTCTCTCGTTTTTTATTATCAGCTCTCTTACCTCCTCCTCCGCCATAATCTCTATATGATGTTTGTAATTGAACTTTTTGTCCTTCATCACCTCCTTCATCATCTTCGTCCTCAAACAAAATACTTTCATCTTCCATCGTTTCATCAATATCCTCAATCATTGTTTTCTTTTTTGAAGATGATTTCAATTTCTTTATTGGTTTTACTGATTCATCAACTTCACGTACTGCCATTTTTTTCATCTGTATTTGTTGTTGCTGTTGCATCTGTTGTTGCATTTGCTGTTGTAATAATGCTTGTTGCTTCATTTGTTCTTCCAATAATTGTTTTTGTTTCTGTTGAATAATATCATTAACCCATATAAAAGAATCTTGTCCCTCATACTTATCAATACTTCCCGTCTGTTCATTTATCACAAGTAAACAAGGAACTTGTTTGATATCAATTTCCGTTGAAGAAACAATTCTTTCACGAATTTCTTTATTATCTACACATAGATAATTGAAATTTAGATTTAAATTACCGGTATTAACAGTATCCATAAATTTCTTGCAAGCAGTTGAGTATTTGCTAAACAAAATGACATAATAATTTTGATTCATTATAATTTTTTATAATGAATATTTAAAATTTTAAATAATGTTTATAAAAATAAAAAAAATGATTAATATTTTTCTTGATTTAGACCAAACCATTATTTCTGGAGAGGTATTGAAAGAAGAGGATTTCGACGATGATGATGAAGATGAAATATATGATATCGAGAGTAATAAAACAAAAGCGATAAATTTTAATTTTCATAATATGGAAAACTATTATGTTATTTTTGAACGTCCTGGATTACAAAAATTCTTGGATTATCTTTTCAAGAATTTCAATGTTTCAATTTGGACGGCCGCTTCAAAAGATTATGGATTATTTATCGCTGAAAAATTCATTTTATCTGGACATCCTGAACGAAAATTAGATTTTATGTTTTTCTCTTATCATTGTAAAATATCCGAAAAAATTGGCAAAGGTACAAAAGATTTAAGTTTATTATGGGATTTCTATAATATCCCAGGATATAACGAAAATAATACCTATATTCTTGACGATTACGACCACGTTTTCGAAACTCAACCACATAACACAATTATTTCTCCTCCATTCCGTTTCACTGATAAAGACAGTGAAAATGATGAATTTTTACCAGAATTAACAAAACGATTAAAAGCATTAAGACGTGAATTATTAGATGGAGATAATAGACATTCGATAGGAATTATAAATGATGGAAATGAACATGAATAAAACAACTACATTTAAGGATTTACTGTTGATAAAATTTGAGAAATTGAATATTTAATATCTTTTTTAGAATCTGGTATTTGCGTGATATACCAATTTATTATTCCAACATCATTCTTCGTCCAAAATTCATCAACTGGTTCCGGTAAATTCATCGTTTTAAGAACATTAACTGTTTCTTTCCAAACATCTTTTTTTGTAATTTTATTCGTTTCATATTTTCTTAAAATTTTTACAAATTTATTTTTAAGTTTAGTATTTTCATCATCAATTTCAGATGTTGGTGAAAAAAAGTCAAAAATAGAATCTAAAAAACCAAAACCTGAATCAAATTTCTTTCTTACACTTTTTCTTTTACGCGAGCGCCGTCGTTTTAGTAAACTCTTTTTTTGTTTCATTTTTTATAAAACAAAAAGACAAAAAAATTTTTTAAAAATATTTATAACGGATATTTAAATAATGCCGGATACATGTCATGAATAAATTTTATTTAATAAAAAAATTAAAGAAAATCAATCCATTCATCGGCCAATCGTTCATATGTTTGTTCAATTCCCCAATTATACGCTGTATTTATAAAATGCGTTTTTAATCGCGGTCTGTCCAATACAAAATATAATTTTTCTAATAATTCATCAGTATTTTCTCTAAAAGGATAATCACATAATACTCCTTTTCCTTCAACGATTTCTGTCAACGCCGCTAATTTCACCGTAACAACTAAACATTTAGAACACATCGCTTCTAAAACTGTTATACAATATGTTTCTTTAAAATCCGTCGGGTAAAAGAAAATGTCAGATTTCAAAAATTCAATCGCCAATTGTTCTTGCGACACTCTACCATTTATAAAAACATAATCAAGTTGTTCAATCTTTCGTAATGTTTCATATTCAATATTTTCTTTTTTTACAAATATTTGTAATGTAGTTTCCGGATATCTTTCTTTAATCTGTGGAATTAAATTAATAAGATTTGTTAACCCACGAGAAGGGTCAGATGTATATATAAAACGAAACGGAATCTTTTCAATTTTATTGATTTCTTTAAATCGTTTTTGATGGATAGCATTTCGCGAAACAATTATTCTTTCTTCCGGAATATTTAATTTATTGACGATATTTTTCTTTTGCCAATTTGATATCGCAATAATATTTTTAAATTTTTCTTTATGAATCTGAAAACAATTTGCTTCATCGGTTATCGGTAAAACATCATGCACCCATAAATATACCGATTTAATATTATCATAATATACTAAATTCGACGTATATCGACTAATTATCAAAATATCAATTTCATATTTCAATGCAAATTCCGAAAAATATTTATAATCAATATATTCAACGCCTTTATGAACACATTGATAATCAATATTAAGTATTTTTTCTTCAAAAGAACCAATTATAAAAACACGATACCCTTTCTTATGAAATTCTTCCGCTAAATTTATAGCCATATATTCTGAACCTGAAATCCGCGCGTCTCTAACTGGATTCCAGTTTTTAAACAATGATTGTTCTCCACCTGTATGAATTACAATAGTTTTATTGGTATAAGATAATTTTATAGGTGAAGAATAAATAGAATTATCGCAAATTGCATATTTGATATTTAATAAAGGTTGATTATTAGGATACATTTCAAGCAGTCTTTTTAATTGCGGAATGACAAAATTAATTTTTCCTAACGTTAAATTCAAATCAATGTAAAGATAAGGAATGAGATAATCATAAATATCTTTTTCCATAATGGTATGAATAAGTTTTGGTTTTTTCGATGTGATGATTGTATTTAAAATTTCTTGTGCATAATCATTTTGTCCGCGATCTTTATAAATTACGGCCAATTTATAATCAATCTCTTTTCTATTTTTAAATTTCGGTAAAATGGATTTTAAATTCAATTCCATAATATCGACATCATTATCAATCATAAATTGCGTGCAAATTGTATCGTAATGATAAGAAAATTGATATTCAACATCGATATTATTACCTTTTAATTTCTGAAAATATGTCAACGCATCATCATATCTTTCTAAATTGTAATACGTTTTTGCTAAATAATAAATAATTCGTAAATCATTTGGATAATCTTTATGGTCTAAAAGAAGAAGTTGTATGTCTTTATTATGACGATTTACAGAACGGTTTTTATGTTCCATAGATTCAACATCATTGATAAATATTTCAGAATCTGTAATTTCTTGAATATTTTTTTTATTTACATCAATATGTTCATGAACGCGATATTTATATTTTAAATTTTCAGATGTTTTAATAATACGAATTGACGTATATTCATTCTGGAGAAAATTATTACGATAATTACCGATATTTAAAGAAAAACAAGAATGTTTTGATTTTGAAAGGATTTGTCGTAATTTTTGTCCACCATATAAGATATAACTATCGTCTAAAATAATTGTATATCTACAAGTTTTCGAAGATAATTCTAGAGAACGATTACGAGCATGTGCAAAATCTACGAATGGTTCTTCATAGAGATTTCCGGAAATATCGGCTAATTCAGATTTTATAATTTCTTTAGTATTATCAGTAGAACCAGTATCGAGTATAGTCCAATGATCAATAAATTGTTTATTTTCTTGAAGACAAGTCCGTAGGATTTCTCCGGAATTCCTTACAATCATTACAAGTTCAATAATTTTTGTCATTTTTATGATAAATATCTAATTTTTTAAACAACCTTTAAAAATATTTATTTTTTTAATTCCATTCGCATTGTTTGATCATCAAATTTATTTAAATCTTGATATTCTTGGAATTTCAAATTTCGTCGTGTTTCTTGTTTATTGAAATTGATTTCGACATCGTCATATTCTTTTTCCATTTCTTCCAATTGCTTTTCATATTTTCGTAAAGTTTTAGATTCAAAATCAGGTGCAGAGAAAAATAATTCATCAAACGATTTACTTAACCAAGTTAAATATTCATTTGCATTTATTCTATCTTCGCGATATAAAATCAATTGTCTTTTTATATTTTCTTCTAAAGATATATATCGTGATGATGCTGTTTTATGAGCATAACTAATTTCGTCATATTTATTAAATTTGATAACTGTGACTAAAATACCGGATAAAAAACTTAACAAAGTTGAAGATATGTTATAAATATATAAATGTTGTAAATCATTGCATAAGATACTACCGATAGTTGTAACAACACCAGATAAAGGAGTTAAAATAATTGCAGATAACATAAAATTTGAATATTTTTCATTTGATTCGATGGAGACTTCGGTATGCATTTTCCGATAAAGACGACATTGTTTTTCGATTAGTTTGACGGCTTTTTCGATTTTTGAATTCCAACCAAATATTTTGTCGAATGAAGGACTTGGTGAAAAATCTTCTGAAAATTCATCCATTTTCTTTTATTAAAATACTTTTTTCTTTTCTTTAAAAAAATGGCAGAAGAAATAACAAAATGGTATATTTCCATACTTTCTGGAATATTGTTTTACGTGATTGCATCACCGAAAATTTATAAAAAAACTGGAAAGTTATTTTATAAATTATTTGATGTAAAAATACAACATGATGGAAAACCAAATAATTTAGGATTGTTAATACATACAATCATATTTGTTTTGATTACACGATTTCTGATGGAAATAAAAATAAATTGAAAACAAGATATATAAAAACAAGATAAAGATATATAATTATGAAACGTTGCGCAAGAAATAATTGCTTTAGAAACAGTATACCAAGAGGAAAATATTGTGATGAACATCGTGTCGCACGAAAGAAATCAGTTGATATTCCAGTTCAACCTTCAATTTCTGAAATAGAACGTCGTTTAATAATAGATGAACAAAATAATGAATATAATGAAACAATGAGACTTGATATGTTGAAAATGCAAGAAAATGAACAGAAAATGTTAGAAAAAGTATTTAAAGAATCAGAAATGGATCAACTTCGCGAACACGTTTTTAGTTACGAGAAAAAGAGTGATAGTTTCAATATAAAATTTTCGATTAATGGTAAAACTCAAGTTCATTACTTTAATCACGATGCACTATTTAAAGACATTTTTCAATATATTGATTTATATTTATATGATAATAATTTAGAAATGGAATACGATTTGATTTATTATCCAAACAATATATTTTCTAAAGATATTTATGAAGAACAAAAATTATCGGATTCGTTCAATTGTAAATCAGTGTCATTACTGGTAAGAGACAAAAATCTATAATTTTTAAATTGATTTTTTATTTTTAGACTTAAAATAAAAATACAAGAGATATGATTAAGTTTAAGTGTCATCATTGCAAGAAAAAGACTTTATATGAAAATGTATGCAAATGCAAAAATACATTTTGTATGAACTGTCTATCATCATTTGTTCATAATTGTTCATATGACTATAAAGAAGAAAAAAAGAAACAATTAGGAGAAGATAATCCAAAAATTCTCGCGCAAAAAATAGTAGTAATATAGGTTAGGAATTATAGGTATAGGTTAGGAATTATAGGAATTAAAATATAAATTTAAGTTTTTATATTTTTTGTATTTAAAAATATAAAATTATTCATAAAAATGTTTGGATATCACGATTTACAAAATATTTCACGAAAACAACCCACAACATTATGTGAAATAATGCATAAAAATTACAGTGATAAATCATCACTTCATTTACATCATAATTATAGTTTAATTTATGACGAAATGTTTTCAGAATTTAGAAATAGAAAAATCAATATTCTTGAGATTGGAATCGGGTCAATGAATCCACATATTCCATCTAACATGACAGGTGGAGAATTAGGACGTGTTTATAACCCTGGTGCAAGTATTAGAGGTTGGCATGAATATTTTCCAAATGCAACGATATATTGTTGTGATATAGACCGTGATATATTGAATTTTAATGATCCGCGAATTCATGGGTTTTATCTTGATCAGACAAATGAAGAAAGTATAGATAATTGTTTATCTGGAATTTTGAATAATGTAAGTTTTGATATTATTATTGATGATGGTTTACATTGGTTTCCGGTAAATTGTAATGTTATGAATAAATTAATAAACAAAGTTAATAGCGGTGGATATTACATTATTGAAGATATAGTACATTCTCAATTTAATTATCGTTATCTTGATTTGCCGACATTAAATGGTACAACATATCAATATGTACGTCTTCCAAATGTTCATAATTCCGTCGATAATAATTTATTTATAGTGAAAAAAAGTTAAATAAAAACATATAATGGATTCATTTGTTTCTGCTACCGAAGACAATACTGAAAATATTTCATCTAAAATGAATGATTTATTGCTTTTGTCAACATCTCCTGACGTGTTTAAAGATTTTTATTCAATCATTGACCAAGATGACGAAGATGATGAAGATAAACATCGTTTAAAATATAAAATCGTGTTAAAAGATATCGTAATACAACATTTAGAAAAACAAATAAGAAAATACGAGTACGGATATAATATGTGGTTATCGTTAATTAAATCGATTTAAAGATAAAATTACATATAAATATATATAAAAAGATATGTTAATAGAAAGAATACGTGATTATGCGAGTTTTATTATTTCAATTGTTTCATCTTATATTTATTTTACAGATGGAAATTGCAAAGATATTGCAGATATACTGGCGACGTATTTAGTCGTTGATTTATTTATTAATAGAAAAATGGATATATTTATTCATCATTTTCTTGGAATATTTTTGTATAGTTTTATACACGTGAATCAATTATCTGAAGAATCTGAAAATATTATTATGAAACCATTTATTGCACTTGAAATATCATCGGTTTTTTATAATATAATTTGTTTATATCCGAATAATAGATTTTCTTTATTGAACAATTTGTTATTCTTTTCGACATTTTTTTATTATAGAATTTACAAATATTATTATTCAGTTTTACAAAATGATGTTATTCAGAATATAATCGAAAATACGAAATCGTCAAAATTTTATTATTTTATAATCTACAATTTTTATGCTTTGAATATTTACTGGTTCACAAAAATGGTCAAGATAATTATAAAAATATTACGTAAAGTTTAATTTTGTCTTCTTGGACTTCTGCTTCGTCTTCTTGGACTTCTGCTACTTTGTCTTCTCGGACTTCTGCTTCGTCTTCTCGGGCTTCTGCTACGGCGAAGAATTCTTCGTGGAAGTGGACTTTGAAAAGCCATTCGTCTACCTATAATTGGACTTTGTTGTAAACGTATAGGAGATGATGTAGGACTTTGTAATTCTTGAGGACTACTACTTCGTCTTGCTCTGGTAGAACTTTCACTTGAGTGTAGAGGAACTGCATTTTGTCTAACAAGTCGTGGTGCTGAAAACGGAAAATTGTTATTTCTTCTCGGTGAAGGAGTTCGTGAAACATTTCTTCCATCTCTTTTTCTCATTTTTTTATTTAAAGAAATAAAAAAAATTTTAAAAAATGCTAAAATTTATTTGTTCGACGATTTTATTAAGTTTTTCTTTAGCGTGTAATGTATTAACATTATCTGGAGGAGGTGCATATGGTAGTTTTGAAGCAGGTGTAATATCTAAATTGTTTGAATCTGGTTCAACCTATGATATTATTACTGGTGTTTCTGCTGGTTCTTTAAATACCGCATATTTAGGTTCTATCAAAAGCGGTGAAGAAAAATATCATACTCTCGAATTTAAAAATTTGTGGACATCTATTAAGAGTAAAGATATACTTCATAAAGTATATTTTTTAAATGGATTGAGTTTATATGATAATAAACCAGTTAAAACAAAATTAACTGAAATATTTTCAAATATAACAAATATAAGAGATATAAAAATAGGAGCCACATCATTGATTGATGGTACATCTCGAGTTTTTAATAAAACTGATGTTTTAAATTATGGATTAGTCGATATTTTGATGTCCAGTATTGCTATACCTATCGCTTTACCACCATATCCATTTCTAAATGATATTTTTGTAGATGGTGGATTAACAAGTAATGTTTTACTTAACGAGGGAATCAATTATTGCGTCGATAATTTTCCTTTAGAAAATATATATGTCGATGTTATAGTATGTGGTAAAAAAATAGGAAAATATGAAAGTTTAACAATGAACATTAAAGATATCGCGGAAAGAATTATATCAATATTAACTGAACAAGTAGAATATTCTGAATTATTGCACCCAGTTTTAGAAGATAATGTTTTTATTCGCGTTTTTGAACAACAACATCAGGATAATTATGGATTACTTGATTTTGATAAAACGGAAACTTTGTATAATGAAGGATATAATTTTACTAATGTAAATGTTTATTGGCTAAATAATACAAAAAAATAAAAAAAACTTTCTATAAATAAAAAAATGTCTACAACATTATTTCCTACGACAACTTCATCACCTCAGCTTTATTTTAACAATAATCAAATAGGGACTGTTGATTTGAAAAAAGCCGAAATATTAGTTTATTATGGAGATAAGGGTGCTATCCATTATAAAACTATAGGTTTTCCTGGAGTTAACACTATTAGTGATTTTAAACAACCTATAGTTATTTCTCCTAAAAATGCTAAAATAATTCAAGCTATTGTTGTCGATGGAATATCAAGTAATTTTTACCCTATATCAATGACAGCTTGGGGTAAACAATATGACGACAATAAGTTCAGAATGGTAGAATTAAATGATAATTCAACTAATAGAACAGAGTTTGAAGTGCAATCAAATAATACAATTAAAATGACAATAGAAACTGGTGCAGTGCTAACACTTTTAAATATTGGAGCAAATGCAACAACTGCAACTGGGAAAGCAAGATTATCAACTGCTACAAACAATAATCCAATATTAATTGGTAAATACATTATATTGTATGATGAACAAACAGGCCAAAGTGTAATTAAAAGTACTGTTAATAAAGAAAATTATAAAGAAAATTATAATGAATCTTATAGATATATTGGTATCATGTAATTTACTTTTTTTACATTTTTTATTTTTTCTATAAATAAAAATGTCAAATACATTAGATTTTGAAAAAATATGTTCCGCTGATGAAACAAAATTAAGAAAAGCAGAAATTTTAATTTATTCTAAAGGTGTATATCCAATTAGTAGAATTGAAGCATATAATCTTCCTGAAAACTCAGTTGCTACTATTGATAATCCTAAAGCGACGTTCAATAGATTAACAATAAAAGGTTTACCTGCAACATTTTATCCATTATTAATTACTTTTTGGGGTAAAATTTATGAAAATCACGGTGGTAATAGATCAGTAAAACCAACTATACCTCCATTAGTTCCTGATTGTTCAACTTCTAGTACAAACCAACCTCCACAAAATTTTTTTCCAACTAATAAATTTAGAATGATTTCATCATTAAGAAATAATTCATCTAATCCTACATCTTTTACAATTGAAAATGATAAAATGACAATGCAAATAGAAAATATTAGTTTAAATACTTCATTTGGATTTGATACTAATTGTGCAAGAGAAACTATTAATGATAATTTAGTTGCAAAAATAATTATCATATACAATCCTTGTTAATAACTTTTTATAATTTTTTTTATAAAAACTTAAAATAAAAGAAAATTAAATGCAAAACTTATTGTATATACTTATACCAAGTATAATGGGATATACTTCCGCTTTATTTTGTGGTGTAAATAAAGATTCTGGAAAGATGGTAAAGTTTCGTCCTCCTGCTATAGTATTTTCTATAGTATGGCCTATTTTATACTTATTATTGGGAATTTCATGGTTCCTTGCAAGGAAACAACTTATTGTCGATATAATGTATTTATCACTTAATTTAATTCTTTGCTTGTGGTTATATGTATATTCTTGTCGAAAAGATAAGAAAAATGCTATTTATGTAATTGTTTTATCAATGGTCTTTGCACTGTTTTGTTATACTGTATGCGAAGATGTTTTAGGAAAACTTGCAATTGTTCCTTTGATAGGATGGTTATTTTTGGCAACATTGATAAATATATTTGAAGTTGAAAAAGATGAAACCATAAAAGATGAAGATAAATAAATGTTTTTTCTTGATTTATAATAAATGGCAGATTATAGTTTATACAAAATATTATTATTAGGTGATTGTTCATCAGGTAAAACATCAATGATATATAGATTAACTTGTAATAATTTTTTAGAACATTATATTTCTACAATTGGTATCGATTTCAATATTAAATCTTTTGTAGTAAACGATAAAAAAGTTAAATTACAAATATGGGATTCTTGTGGTCAAGAAAGATTCAATTCATTAACACGTTCTTATTACAGAAACACAGATGCATTTATTATATGTTATGATATTTCAAGTAATAAATCATTTGAAAATGCGCAATTTTGGTTAAAAGAACTCGATAAATATGTTGACCGTCCAATTATTAAAATATTAGTAGGAACTAAAAATGATTTAGAAGAATTAAGAAAAGTAAATTATCAAGATGGAAAAAAATATGCAGATTCTTTAAAAATAGATTTTATGGAAACATCAGCGAAAAATAATTCAAATATTAGAGATTTATTTTATAATTTATCTGTTCAGTTAGTTAATTCGTCTGATGAAAAAATACAGGAACAACGTCAAGAACGTTATAAATCTTTCACAAGACATGGTACAACAACATACGGTTGTTGTTAAAAAATGAACTTAAAAACATATAAATATATAAAAAAAATGTTTATTGAAAATATAAATCAATTTGTTCTCGATTTTTTAGAAAATAATAAAACTAATATGGCTGAACAATGGACATCAAAAAAGAATCAACAATTATTATTAAAAACGTTAAAGAAAAATAATATTAAAATTAAAGATCCAGAAAAACCTAAACGAGGTAAAAGTGGTTTTTTGTTTTATTGTGATGTAAAACGACCAATGATAAAAGAAGAAAATCCGGAGTTGACTGTAAAAGAAATAGTTTCAAAGTTAGGCACAGAATGGCAAATATTGAAAGCAAGTAATTCAACTGAAATTTCTAAATATGAAGAAATGTCAGTAAAAGATAGGAATAGATATAAACAAGAAATGAGAAGTTATATACCAATTTTGAATAGAAAAACAGAAGACAAGAAAAAATCAGGAAAAAAATCGAAACGTCGTTCAAAACGAAATGATGATGATATCATGTATGATAATTTTGTTAAAACTAAAAAACCAAGAATAAAAAAATCACATCCTGAATTTGATTCTAAAGAATTAATTCAATATATAAAAACAAAATGGGAAAAATTACCAGAAGAGAAAAAAATAAAATACAAAAATAATAAAACAAAAAATAAAATTATCTAATTTAACTTAAAACTTAAAATTTTAAAAATTTTAAATTTTTACTATAAATAAATGGATAATATCGGTATCAGAACAAAACAATTGTTAGGTAATCGAATAAAAAACGTACAACAAGCATATAAACAATTACAAGAACCTAAACATAATCTTCTTTCATACGATAATGAAACAATGAATACAAATTTTGGTAATATTTCTAATATTCAAATTCCTTACGAAATTCATTCGGCAGAAATTGAATATGAGGAAGAAGAAGAACCTGAAGAAGAAACTGAAAAAGAAAATTTTTCTTCTTATATTTTATATTTTATAATAATTTTGTTATCTTTAGGATATATAGGTTTTCAATTAGCAAAAGAAAAAGTTATTTCTCTTGAATCTATGAACGGAATTACATTGGGATTATTATCCGGAATGATTATTGTAAATTTATTATGGTCAAGTATAAAAAATAATTAAAAGAAAAAAATTTTATACCATTAAATAAATGAGTAAAACGGATGATCCAACAACATTTTATATTTCTATTGCATCTTCTGTAGCATTACTTATATCAGAGATAATGCCTTTTGTAGATAAAACTAAATCAAACGGAATTTTACATTCCGTAAAAGTGATTTTAGATAATTGTAAGAATGTAAAAGTTTCTGATGAAATTATAAATAATATAAAAAATGATATAACTGTTATTAAGACTGATGTAGATGCAAAAAATAAAGAAACTGATAATTTTATTGTAAATATAAAAAATGACGTAAGTGATATAAAAAACGAACTTAAAGATATCAAAAAATTATTTGATCAACTTGAAATTGTATAAAATATTTTATGTTGCTTTATATTAATAAATGGTTAATATAAAACAAGGATATGTAATAAATTTAAAAAAGCGTTCAGATAGACTTAAAAGGTTTGAAAATGAAATTAGTGAGAATTTACCAGATATAAATATTGATGTAATTGAAGCAGTTGATGGTACCTTACTAAATTTAAATGACGATTTTATAAAAAAAAATGTGAATAAATGGAATTTTGATAATTTACCTGATAAAACATTGAGAGGAGTAATTGGTTGTTGTTTAAGTCATTTGAATTGTTATGATTTAATAAGTAAAAGTGATGATGAATATGTTATAATATTTGAAGATGATTGTGTATTTAGAACCGTTGAACATAAAAAAATAGCGCAAAAATATTTAAATGAATTAGAAATACCAGAAAAATTTGGAATAATTTTTTTAAATAAATGGTCAGCACGACCAGTAGAAAGAATAGGTAAATTAAACAGAATAAAAGGTGCGCCTACGACAGAAGCATATATAATTAATAAAGAATATGCGAAAATATTATATGAAGAAAATATATGTAATATAGGAGCGATAGATGCACATATATGTAAAACTATGAATAAATATCCAGAATATCCATCTTATCAATTAGTAGATGAATTATTTATTCAACATAATAGAGCAGATACTAATATTCAATTCGGATAAAAAAGAAACTGATAGAAATAATTTTTATAAATTTTTTTTTTAAACTGGTTTCAGTTTAAAAATATGATAATTTCGCATTTTGATACATATGTCATATGTATCAAATATGTATGACATATGTTTTTACTATGTCAAATGCAAATTCAATATAAAAACACTACATTTTAATATAAGACTGAAATACGTTTGATTTGTTTTAATAAAAAATCATTTCATCTTCTTCATCTTTTTTATAATTTTTGAAAATAAATTTCTTTTTGGTTCTTCGTAAATATCTGTTTCAATATTTTCTGTGGAAACAACTTTATCATTAAAATATTGTTCTAAAATTTCAATTCTTGATTCAAGTATCAAAAAATCACATTTATATTTATTTTCAATTCCTTCAATATATTTTAACAATAATTTATCCATATATACATAAAATAAATAAAATAAGAAAACTATTGTAGTTATATCATAAATTAATACCATCTTATTTTTTAATTTTTATTCTTTAAATTTTTATATTGTATCGCGGATTCCATCATAATATGATAACGCTTTTCTAAAATATAAATCAAATTCTGATTCTGAAACATATTCAATAAATTCTTTAAACATTTCTTCTCTTATTTTGGACATATATGTCCTGAAAAATAAGAGAAAACACGGTCTATTTCTGTAATCGGATGACGATAACATCATTTCATTTAAAACTGAATCATAAAAGTTTTCAATCACCGTATCTTTCGTTTCATCTGGGTTTTCGGAATTATGTAATTTCTTTACATCTTCAAAAGCTTTATCACGAAAAATTGAATCTTCATCACATATTTTTTGTGCATATGAATTCAATCTCGCACTAAAATTAGAAACGATTTGGTCTTCAAAAGATATCGCTATACTCAAATCGCCGAAACCTGATATTGTATTTACTAATCGTGAAATAAATCCCGATGAACAAGTCCCTGCCATATCTTCTAACTCTTGTAATAATCTTTTCTGCATTTCATTTTTGTTTTCATTAGAACATATATAACTCCATAATTTTACCATCACTACTGATAATGTTATACTTAACGCAGAATATAATGTTCTATCCATTCGGATTCTATTTAAAGAAACTAATATTTTTTCTTTATCATTTGTATCATTTATCAGTTTTTGAATTTCTTCATCCACGTAATCAAAATTTATAAAATCATCATTCAATTTCATTATCGGAACATAACATATCGTCTCTAAAATATTCATTACCGATTTTTCAATTTCTTTAACATGTACATTTTGTTTATTATCAAAAATCGTTTTACCTTTTCCGCCAAGTTTCATAATTATCTCTCTCCCTTTAATTTTCATGTCTTCAGAACCTAAAGATAATAAAACATCTGATGCATCTGCGCGTAAATTATATTCATTATCTTCATTTTCTGCAAATTCTAAAAGGTTTTGTTCAACTTCTTTTATTTCATTTTCTGTCATTAATTCTTTTATACTTTGTAGAAGATATTGTGATGATAAAATTCGATACATCATTAAATTATTTCTATTTCTCAAAAAACTTAACAACGATTTGTATAAATGAAATTTGATATCGCTTATTTTCTTTCTCTCAAGAGATAAAATAGACTTATATCGGTAATCACAATCGATTCTATTATCCTCTATAATTTTTATGAAATAAAGCGATGATTCTTCTTTATATTTTTCATTTTCCATTAAAGAACAAATAACATCAATTTTATATGGCGTCGCCAATTCATTACCAAGTCGAGAGCAAATTATATTTAATGTTTCATAAGCAATATTTTGTCGTAAATCATTTCGTTGTCTGATGGCGTTATTACTTTCAGTTTTTATTTCTTTCATTTCATCATCGTCTTTATCATAAATATCTTCTTCGAATTCAGTAAATGATAATAAACCTTTTACAGCTTCTACGTTTAAGAAATCAGATAATTTTGTTTCTAAAGCGATTCCATTTAAATATTTTTCGAGGATTTTAGCACCGCTAAATTGATACATCCCCGAAATACGACTAATAATTTCAATAGCATTATTTTGATTTTCTTGGAAATATCGATGAATCAATTTAATTCGTGTTTCATATCTTAAGCTTAAATCTAAAATATGTTTTTCATAATTAACATCATCAATGTCAAATTCTTCGTCGATATCTTCAATTTCTTCTTCAAGATTAATTTCATTTGTTTTTTCTTCCGAACTCATTTTTTTATAAATTTTATAAGTTGTTAAATAACAAAAAAATTAAATTATTATATTAATAAAAATGCCGATGAAAATTTATGCTAGTAAAGATGATGATATAGATACATTGAAGAGAATAGAAGAACACATGAAGAGAAAAAAGAACACAGCGATGCATTGAAAGGAAAAAAAAATTTAGAAAACTTAGAAACGTTTATTAATGAAAGTGAAAAACAAGATGTAAAAATTAATGAAACTGGAATATTTAATATTATAGCAGAATTTATGTTTGGAACAAACCAAATACCAAAAGATGGAAAGAAATCAAAAAAGAAATCAAAACGGAAATCAAAACGGAAGTTTTAGAAAAAATTATCGTCATATTTCTTAACCTGTTATTATGGTTAAGAAAAATCATATGTTTTGGAGACTAAAGTTTAATCAGAGTCGTATTCATCGCTTTCAATTGTATTGTAATTTTCGGTTTCTATTTGTTCTTTTGATTTTATATAAATTGATATTTTACCTAAATTACCAACATTAGAAGAGAATAATAATGGTTTACCGGTATATATTTGCATATTTGAACCTAATCCCGATAATTTTGTTATACGGCATAATTGTTCTGTAATAAATTCTTGGGAATATTCATAAGCACTTACATCATCATCTTCATCGTCTTCGCCAAATTGCACTTTTCTTTTCAAAATACCTCCTGCATTACAGGAAAATTCAATTTTATAATTACTTGATATAACTTTCATTGATGAACCTATACTTGACATTTCTTTAATCATTTTTTGGAAATCAGAAGAATTAACAATTATTGGTTTGCCATAACCTGTCGGAATATCAATATCTAAATTTTGAATGCTTTGTATTTTTACATATGATATTGTGGTACGATTATTTTCTTTTGGAATGACTTTTATTCCTAAATCATTAGGGTATCTTTCTTCTATGAACAACTCTAAACTGTCTTTCTTCTTGATCGAGCGCGCCATGCGATGAAAATGTACAAGGTTGATTCCAAGGTACAATTTTTTACTATTAAATTTATAAATTGAAAAATTTTCAGCACTCAAAACAAGGTCAATTAATATCGTTTTATGTGAATCCATCATACATAAATAAATTCCATTTTCATCGATGACAAAACAGCCTGTTTTAATATTATTACTTAATAACTCTGCTAATATCTTGATTACATATGCTTCTTGAGTTTTTGCTTTGAATAAAACCGTCATTATTATAAATATATATGAAATCTTTAAATAATAATTTTGAAAAAAAATAAAATTTTGATTTTGTAATTTTGCATTTTTTTACAATATTTGTAATTTTTTACAATATTTGTAATTTTATATTGTCAATATTAACATTTTTTGTTATATTTTAAATGCTATTTAAAGACAAGGATTATTTATATAAATGGCATTAAATATAATTCAAATATTTGAAAACAAGACTAAGATAATTCATTTATCTGATAACTACGAAAGTAGATTAATCAACAAGATTAAAGATAATTTCAAGGAATCTGAACAGCAAATGTTTATTGCAAATTTCTACACTTTTCTTAACTATGATGTCAAGAAAGATTTTATCGTCGACCTTGACAACGTGTGGAAATGGTTGGGATTTTCAAGAAAAGAACATGCAAAAACACTGTTAACTAAACATTTTACAATTGATATTGATTATCAGGTTAAAAAATCTGCTACCGCAGTTACGGTAGCAGATTCTGAAAACAATTCAGTGCAAAGAAATTTAGGTGGTGCTGGTCAAAACAAAGAAATAATTTTATTAACAATCAATACATTTAAGAATTTTTGTTTAAAAGCAAATACCGATAAAGCAAATGAAATTCGTGAATATTATATCAAATTAGAAGAACTTTTACAAGAAACAATTAATGAAGAATCTCGAGAATTAAAAAAACAACTTTTGATTAAAGAAGAAGAAAAAACAAAAATCGAAGAAGAATATATGAGAATTAAAGAAGAAAATGAATTGTTACTCAGAAAATATGTTAAACAACCTAAAGAAGTTCATAAAGATAAAAATGTCGTGTATATTATGGCTACCGACGAATCTATAGTAAAAAGAGAATATGCAATTGGAAAATCAAAAGAATTGAACCAACGTCAAGATGATTACAATCATAACAAACTGCATGATTTCAAAGTAATTTATTATAAAAGTTTTAGTAATGTAAGAATTATGGATTATGTTGAATCTTTAGTATTATCTAAACTTAGTAAATACAAATGTAAAGCAACACGAGACGCATTTCGTTTACCAGACGATTGTGATATAAGTTTATTTACAAATATGTTTGATATTTGCAGTAATTTTGTTGAGGATATCGAAGATATTGTTTTCCCTAAGGCTACTCCTATTGTAGATAAAGAAAAAGAACGCGAAAGAAAGAAAAAATACAACGAAGAACATAAAGAAGAAATTAAAGAACGCGACCGTGTTTATCGTGAAAACAATAAAGAAGCAATATCTGAAAGACAAAAAGCATATCATGAAAAAAATGCTGATGTAATTTCTGAAAAACGTAAAGAATATTATGAAGAAAATAAAGAAGAATTTATCGGTAAAGTAATGGAATATTATCAAGAAAATAAAGAACAAATATTAGAAAAGCGAAAAGAATATTATGAAAATAATAAAGAAATTATATTAGATGAGAGACAAAAATATTATAAAGAGAATTATAAAACTAAAATCGCAGTACAAAGACAGGCCAAAGAAGAGTGTGAATGTGGGATGACTGTTACACATTATTGTATGAGCAAACATAAAAAATCAAAAAGACATGAATTATTAATGAGTAAAAAAGGAAATGGTGAAATTGAAATCAAGTAAATTTAGCAACTCATTGTATTTTTTCTTAACCAAAATAACGGTTAAGAAAATCATAAAAAATTAAAATATTAAAATATTTTATTATTTCGTAAAGTTCTTTTATTTAATTCTTGATTATTTTCGTTGAAAACAGTAAATTTATCAGTTGGGTCTAAAGCTCTTTCCATTTCGTTCGCAAATTTTTGTATCATTCTTGAATCTTTTATATTTTTATATTTTCCTAGTAAATATTGACAATATTTAATTATAGAAGACATTATTTGGGAATTACCTGATTGGTATTTAATATAATTATTCAAGTTTTCTTCTGCTTTTCTGTATCCATCTTTAAATAATAAATATAATACAAATAACACTATCTGATATTTTGCATATTTATGTGTTTGAGTTAACTTATCTGGTGACCGAACATTATAAATAGCGCTTTTTATTCCTAACGCTTGTTTATTATTGATAATTATCTCACATGAATTTCTATCTTCTTTAAATTTGAATCGATGTTTTAGTGTCTTTTTTAAATCAATAATATATTTTAATATATGATTATAATAAGTTTTTGCATTTTTATATCCATTATAATAATGAAATTTTATTTCTTCTTCTTTTTCGTTTATTATAACTTTTATACCTAATAAAACATCGTTATGATCACCTGTGTTTATAAAATGTCCAAATCTTAATTTATATTGGTTTATTCTATAACAATGTTTTAAAGCGATTGTATTAAAAAATCTATCTTCGCAACAACGTGAAAAATATGGATAATAAAATAAATTTTCATCATTTAATCTAAATATTTTTTGCAAAGATAATTTATATATAGCAGCAGAATTTGATACAGTATTAAAATTTATTTCAGCATCATCTGGGTCTGTACTATCACCTTCTCCAGCACCTTTGTAAATTCCCATAATATAACATTCATTTGGAATTTTGTAAAGCATAATTTCAAACAGTTTTTTTATAGAAATACACATATCCTCAATATTAATTGAATTACCACCAATTTGTCTTAGTGGTGATTTTTTACATTCTTCATTTTTTTTCATACAATCAATAATATCTACAATATTAGTTATATTATCATCTATATTTAGAACACATAAATCATGATTGTCGAATCTATCTCTATTATCGGTAAATAATTTATTTATAAATGCTCTTTTAAAACCAATTCCATACATTAAGTTATTTTGACATGAATACAAATCTATAATAAAATTATCTTCTTTTATAGGTATATTTATGTCGTCGTTTATAATTTTTTTCATTGATATATATTTATCGTCAATTTCATCATATTCAGAAATATCATAATCATCATTTATTAAGTTTTCATACGTTTTATGATCACATACAATATTGAAAATGTATAATTTATTTGTTTTCGTTGAATTCAAAATAAAACTAATATATTTATATAAATAATTTAAATTTTTTTTGTAATATATGATATTTATATAACGAGTATCAATTTCTGAAAATTTTTTATGTTTTAATTGTTTTTTTAAACGGTATGCATATAAATCACCATTATCGCGATTATATTTTTCATTATTTTCATTATTTAACAAAAGATTAGTTAAATTGGGTAATATATTATCATGATATTTTCGTTTCAATTCAGCCATTGTAATATCATTTTCGTTATCATAACTTTCTATTGGCGAATTCATTTGAGAAAAATCTCGAAACGATTTTTCAACTTCTGGATTAATTGGAGAGCTTTTGTTAACTTTTGATAACTTTCTTGTTCTTGATGATTGTTTTGGAGTTCTTGATAATTTTCTTGTTGTTCTTGAAGATGTTCTTTTTGCAGAAGCCGTTATTTTAGGTGATGGTTCTGTTTTCTTTCTTTTTCTACTTTTTGAAGAAGAAATTGTTTCATTGATAATTTCCATTTTGTTAAAAGAAACTGATTGTTCTGAACGTTTTCTTTTTCTACTTTTTGATATTTTTTGTGTAGAATTCGGTATTCTGTATTTCGACCTTCTCGAACTACGTTGTAAAGTTGTATCTATCGGATTCCAATCTTGTTTCCAAGGATTTACCGAACGTTTTGACATTATTTTTTATATTTATTATTGAGAAAATAAAAAAATTGATTTTATAATTTTACAAATTTTATAAAATCAGAAAATGCATTCAATAAACATTATTCAACTGATTGAAAGAAACGCTATGTATTATAAATATGATAATAAGATACTTAACAAGATTCGTGATAATTTTACAGAACAACAACAGCAACTTTTTATGGCAAATGCTTACTGTAATATCAAATACGACACAAAAAATGATTTCATTATCGACTTTGAAAACATTTGGCGTTGGTTAGGTTTCCAGAAAAAAGAACATGCAAAAACTATATTAACCAAACATTTTGTCGTCGATATTGATTATGTCTCTAAAGGATTCGCAAAAAAAACCGATAATGAAGATTTTACAGGCTGTTATAACAAAGACCGTATTTTTCTTACCATTAATGCATTTAAAAAATTCTGCCTACGTTCCGGAACAAAAAGAAATGATGAATTACAAGATTATTATATAAAAATTGAACAACTATTACAACAATCTATACATGACGAAAGTTGTGAATTAAAATTACAATTATGTAAAAGTCAATCCGAACGTGATAAAGTATGTGAAGAATATAAAGATGTTCCTCCAATCAAAAGACCAGTTGAAAAAGATAGAGATAAAAATGTTATATTTTTATTATCTACAAGTGAAGGTAGGTACATGGTTGATAAAGTAGACAGTTTATCAGAACAAAGACGAATATTTCATCGCGCAAAAATTATCGATTACAAAATTCCTTATCACATATCTTGTAAGAATCCAAAAATGATGGAAATTATTGAATCTGCGATTTTAATGAAACTTAATAAATACAAAAGTAAAACACATCGCGATATTTTTCTTACTAATAATATTGAAATGTTTATAAACATTTTCGATGAATGTTTAAAATTCTATGAAGATATCGATGAAGCCGTTTATCCTTCCAGATATTATGAAGATGATGATTAAATTCTTTTTTTTTAACCACAATTTGGTTAAAAAAATTAAAACTGTTAAACATCCAAATCCAATAAAACGGTGAATTTTTTAATACCGTTTACTTTATATCCGATAATTTTCAATTTCCCTCCATTTTTTTCTTCGGATTTTTCAATTGTATATTTTTCTATGTCTTTTGCATTTTTGTAAGAATATAATAATATACGATATCCATACATTTCATCATCAAATTTTTCCATTTTCTCAGAAATATATTTTTCCATATTCCAAAATATTCCTAATTGTATAGCTTTATTTATACTATCAACATTTCGCGCAATATATAATTTATCATCAATCAGTTGATTCTGGAAGAAATAATTATTTTTCTTCAAATTTATTTCATTATATAATTCATAATCATCTGAAATATCAATATCTCTTAACCATTTTTCCGTAAAATCTTTTCCTTTCAAAAGAGTCTGTATTGAAGAATGAGAATCAAAATCATCAATATCAATATAATAATCCGACATACCAGTTTGATTATGGAAATTTAACATACTACTGAAATCTCTTGTAATTTTATGTTTCAAAACATATTTTAATCGATTTAATGTTTCTTCAGATTTAATAATTAGTTTATTATTACGCATAATACCTTCGTTATCAAATGATAAAACATTGGGAATCATTTCGTAATTAAATGATGAATCAATTTCTACAAACATTTCAATAAATTCAGAAAAATCATCATTTATCAAATCATTATATGTTCTGTAATCTGGATCAATAATTTCAATCACGTAATTACTATATAACCATATAAACTGATTTACTATACATCGTGATAGTTTTTTCATTTTGTTATATTCTTTGAAATTATTATATTCTTCAGCATATTCAATGTAAACATCAAATTCTCCCATTGTTCCAATAATCATATTTTCGACGTTTTCTGCATTCATAATTCCGATTTCCCGTTCATAATTTCCTTTTAAATTATATTTTCGACTTTCTTCCAAACTTATAATAGGAACATTTAAAGGAGGTATAGGGATAATATTTATAGCATACAATTTATTATTTACGTCAATAACAAGAACTCGCGTTTTACCAAAAACATCAACAACTTGTGAAACAATTTTATTGTTCTTTAAATACAAATCGCCATTAATATTTGTTCTGAATATTCGTTCTTTATCTTCATAAAAAACAACATTATCTAAATTCTTGTATATTTCCATAACATTTTTAACAATTTCTGAAGAAAAATCAAAAATATATTGATTGTTTTTATTATCATTTTTATCGGCTCTTAAAATAATTTCACATTGTGGATATGACGAATAACTCCTCAAAGTACCATAATGTTCATAAATAAATACACATTTCTTTTTATTTGAAAATTTGTAATACTGGTTTTTATGTTCCGGTAATACTAAAGTTTCGCGATTTCTGTCTTTATGAAAGATGAAAATATTGATATCGTATTTGTATTCAAGTAAACGAATAAATTTTTGCGGATCAAAATATTCATCATTGTTTTTAATATTTTCTTCGATTTTTTCAATACTTTCATTATAACATTCTTGTTTACATAATGGCAAATATTGCAATATTTCATATCTTATATCTTCATATTCGGTAATTCGTAAATATTCTTCTAATTTTTGATTTCTTTCATCTTCATCTTCCAACAAATTAATATTTCTTATATCTTCTTCTTCAATACATTCAACGATACATTGAATAAAACTATTTTTAGTTTTCTTTACACCTTTTCGGAGATAATATTTATCTTCGTTTGTATCTATTTTAGAAAAAAATTCATTTATATCTTTTGGTAAATCACCGAATTGTCCTTCTTTTAAAATTTTATTTGTCGTGATTTTCGTTTGAAGTTTTGTTATATTTTCAGTTATTTCTTTTTCTTCTTCTTCACCTTCGTTTTCAATTTCTTCACCTTCACCTTCGCCTTCGCCTTCGTCTTTTTGGAAAAAATTAAAATTATCTTTATTATCTTTTGTAACGATATCAAAATATTTTAAAAAATCCATTTTTGCTTTTTTATTTGCTTGATCAGTTTTATAACAACAAGGTAATAATGGAACTTCGTTTTTGTTTTTTGTTTTATTAATAAGAACACCAGGATACTTGTGGTCTTTATAATCACATGTAAACTTGTATCTATCTTTAACTATAAATTTCAACGGTTTTTCACCTGATTTTACCATTTTTTTATATTCTGATTTTGAAATATTTTTCGGGAATATCATAACATGTTTACCTTCCTTTAATGCATTTTCATATTCTTCTTCAGTTTTAAGAAGAGTTGGATTATAACTACCACAACCAGATGTACTTAAAAATATTTCAGGAGCGATATATTTTAATTTTGTAGTTGCTGTTTCGTCTTCACCTGTTTCATCATCTTTCTCTTCTAAATTTACATATGGTTTGTAAAATTTAACAATACTATCATAACGTTTTGAATATATCACCAATAATTTAGATAATGTATCTTGAAATCTTTCGATATTTTTAATATCTTTACATCTCAAAACTGTGATTCTTAAATGTTTTTCTTCAGATAATGAAATTTCAAAAGATATTTTGTTTTCTTCATCATGGAATAAAATATGAAATCTGGATTTTTGTGCTTTTTCTAATTCACTCAATGTCATATATTTAGAAAATAATTTATCATTCATAATCAAATCAGAAAATACATATTTATTAAAAGGAACTTTTAACTGTTTTTTTATATCATTGAATACAAACGCCCCATTTAATCCAACTGTTTCTGGTTCAGATAATTCTAAATTTAAATTGATACTTCTTATTTTATCGATAATTTCCTTGTATGTAATTAACGTTTTTGGATGGTCAAATGACATTTCGCCTTCATTATTTATCGTTATTTGTATGATATCTTTATGTAATTTCAATTCTAAACTTAAATTATCAGAAACAATTAAACTTTTATTTTCAGGTTTAAATCCTTTCAAAATTTTGTAAAATTCTTTACAATAAGCAAAAGGAATATCATCATTTAATTTAATATCGTTGAAAAGTTCTAATACCGAAATTGGCATATTGGTGATTTTCACTAAAATATGTTCTTTTTTAATTTCGAATTCATCATAATCTAATGATTTTTCTACTTTATTAATTTCAACTTTTAATGCATCAGAATTTATAATAGATTGTTTATTTTCTTCAATTTTGTCACGAAAATTTCTCTTTACAATTTCTCGATTTTCCCATTTTTTATTTAATTCTTCATAACTAATTTCGATATTCTTATTTAAAGGAATGTCTTTTAAAACAACATTTTCAAAATCTTTTAAAGTAGATTCAATATCGGCAAAAAATCCAGTTTCTTTATATTGTTCATCAAGAACATTATTGTAAACCAAAAATATAATAAAAATATCTTTAATATTAAATTTACTTAATAATTCTTTAACAATTTCATCTTCATCATTTAAATACAATTCAGAAAAAATATTACTATTGTTTCTAATGGAAGCATTTTTAATAAAATTAAACATATCTTGAATGTAAAAAGGTTCGCTTTCGCTATAATTTAAAATATCTTCATTTAAAAAAAAGATATATTCTGGGATACTATTTATTTTAGAAGCGATACGTTTTTTTACCATATTTTCATCATCAGATGGAAAAAAATTAATTACAATTGTCGTATCCATATCATTTACTTCTACAATGTTAATCTTTTTCATTTATTATATATAAATTTTATTTTATAAAGTATTTCTTTATAAAATTTTGTTTTTTAATTTCTTAATTCATATTATCTAAATAATTTTGCAAATCTTCTGTTTTTCGTCCACTTTCATACTTTATCTTTTGACCTTTATGAAAAATTACATATGTCGGAAATCCTACAAAATCTGGAACCATCTTTGGAATTATACTTGTTAATTTTTTTACGGATTCCATTTCACTATCTCCTTGAATAGAACAACAAATTACTTTTCCTACATTCTTTTCTGCAAATTCTTGAAACCAAGGTTTTGCACGTGTACAATGTCCACAAAAAACTGCTTGTATCATTACAAATACAGGCAAATTACTTGACAATAAATGACTATTTGTCAAATTTCCTTGTCCATCAAAATCAGATGAATCCAAATATGCTACTGGTGGTGTTAAATATTCCATTTTTATTTTTATATATATTTTTTTAAACTAAATTTTTAAAAAAATCTTTTAATTTTCCATCGCTTTTTTTCTTTTTCCAGATGCAAATCCTTTTTGAAAACAAGATGGTAAATTTCCATGTCTATCATATCCTTCTGGTACATTTTCCTGATTTCCACAATATACTTTTCTATTATCTATCGGACGATATTCATTCAGAAAATTTAAATCTACTGGACTATAATACCCTGCACCAAACCCTTTTTTTAAACAACGATGTTTCGTCCCTATGACTGCTCTTCCATTAGCTAAATCTGGATGTAATGCATTATTACCGCAATATATATAAGGCGACGGTTGAACTTTTTTACTCTTCTTTCTACTTTTTCTTTTACTTTTTTTGTTTCTATATTTTCGTTTTATCGATTTCTTCATTTATTTATACATTTATATTTTTTTTAAAATTAAAGTTTAAGAAAATGAAATTATTACAAAAAAATGAAAAACTTTAAAATCGGATTATGTTTTCTTAATATTGGTGAAAAGTATAAACAAATCACTTATTGGAGTAGACAAAACAAAATCAGTTATTGCAACCATCACGGATACGATTTTATAGAAGACGAATCTGTCTACAATAAAGACAAACCAATTCCTTGGACTAAAATTCCTCTTCTTCTAAAATACATCGATAGTTACGATTATCTTGTTTGGGTCGACGCTGATATCCTCATTATGAACAAAAATATTAAAATTGAAGATTTTATTAAACTTTATTCACATGCAGATATCATCTGTGGTAGCGACTGGAGAATGATTAACACGGGTGTTATGATTATCAAATCTTCCGATTTCTCTAAAAAATTTATTGCCTATATGGAAGAAAACGTATATGACCCAAATGAAGATAAAAATGAAAGGTATTTAAATTGGGAACAAGGTTCTTTTATCAATATGTACGACAAAAATTATATGAATTGCGTCCAACGTATTGTTGTAACAACACCAACCGATATGAACTCGTATTGGTTCAATTATTTTCCAGGACATTTCGTTTTACATTTTGCAGGTGTTCGCGGAGATTTATTACAATACTTGATTCGTGATTATTATCCTGAACGACTTACTTCAGATTCTGATGAATCTTATAACGGACGAATGGCATGGCTTGCTGGACCCGTTAGACAACATTTAGATAATAAATTAAAACACGAAAAAGAACTTGAAATAAAACATTTATATTCTTATCGTGCAATGCTCGACCAATTCAAAATTTATCATTATGACATCTGGAAAAAAGTACGCATCGGAAATAATTATGACGGTGGTTATGTCATTCCAGATTTACCATATTCGAAATTATATAGTTTCGGAATCTCGAATAATATGACTTTTGATAACGATTTTGTTGAAAAATATAAATATGCTACTGCGTATTTATTTGACCCTACTATCAATTGTCTACCATCTTCGTATGACCCGTCTAAAATTTCTTTTTCTAAAATTGGTTTAGGTTCTTTAAATACGGAAACCGAAATAAATGGTATGCTGTGCAATGTTAAAACATTAAATGATATTCTTATAAATGAAACAGATAATAATTTATTACTGAAAATTGATATCGAAGGTGGTGAATTCGATTCATTATTGAATGCTACTGAAGAAACGTTAAATAAATTTATGTGTATTGTCGCCGAATTTCATTGGTTAGGTAAAGATGATGATAAACAAAATAAAATTAATTGTTTTAGAAAATTAAATAATTTATTTTATATTATTCACGTACACGCAAATAATCATTCACCAATTTTTGTAAAAGAGGATTTTTATCATATTCCAGATGTTGTTGAAATTACTTTTATCAGAAAAGATTTAATGGATGGTGGCGATATTGTACTTTCTAAAGATAAATTCCCGACTAAATTGGATTTTCCTAATCATGGACTACTTCCTGAAATTCCTTTAACATTCTACCCTTATTGTAAATTTTATTTTAGTTTGTCAACGATTCCATCTCGAATTGATAAATTGGAACAAGTTGTTAATAGTTTAGTTCATCAAATCATAAAACCTGTTAAAATATTTATCAATATTCCGAAATTTTATAAAAGATTTAATTGCGGTATCGATGAATCTCGTATGATGGATATTATCGAAAATTATAAAAAGAAATATAATGATACAGTTGAATTTAATATTTGTGATGTAGATTACGGACCAGCAACGAAATTTATTCCAATAATGAAAATGAATGACATCGATGATGACACGCCAATTATTATTGTTGATGATGATATTGTATATGACCAAAATTTAAGTGCGATTTTATTAAAAGATAGTTATCGTTATCCAGATTCATGTGTAACTGCATTTGGAATTACACATTCTGCATATTTATTTGATAATTCAAAATGGTATTGTGATTTTAATTCGCAATTTCTGAAACCTTGTGGTTTTAGAGATAAATATGAAGGTTTTATTGATGCTTTTGAGGCATTTAAAGGAACTTTACTAAAGAAAAAACTATTTAAAGACGATGTGTCGGAATTTCCTGACGATGAATATTGCTTTGCTGATGATGTATGGTTTTCTGGACATATTATAAAAAATGGATTTAATATATTCATGTCAAAATATAATTTAAAAATGACATATATTCAAGACCACGTTGATGCTTTGAGTTCAAATCTGGATATTCGAAATAAAAGAATGCATGATGTTGCTAAATATTTTCATACGACTTACGGAATTTGGAGGATGGATGCTTAATATTTCTTGGAATGCTTACGTCTTGAACGTCTTGATTTTCTCTTTCTACCATCAGAATACTTCTTGGAACGTCTTTTAGAACGTCTGGATTTTCTACGTTTACCATCAGAATGCTTCTTAGAACGTCTTTTAGAACGTCTTTTAGAACGTCTGGATTTTCTACGTCTACCATCTATCACACCTCCTGTCACAACTTTTGCCGAAAGTCTATTCTCCTCGCTTCTTTCTAAAGCTTCTTGTATATCTTCGCCACGGGCAGCAATGACCCGTGCACGGTCATCGTTTTCATCAGACGTTTTGAATTCTTGGGCTCCTTCGTTTTCATCAGACTTTGTTTCTTCAATTTTAATTTTAATTTTTTGTCTGGCTTTGGCTCTGTTAAAGAGTTTCATATAGTTTTTAGTGATAAATTGAATTTTATCATTGAGAATTGTTGGATCGATTAATTTTTGTGAAGTAATTATAGTATTTAATTCATCATGTTTATTACGTGTTTCATCAAAATCCTTACTATTTAATTCTTTTAAGAATTCTGCGTCACTTGTATATTTGTCTTTATTAGTCTGTATATAAATATACAAGTTTCTAATTTTATTGGTTTGGTCTTCTTGTTTTTTTATAATATCTTCTTCTTTATCTTTATCTTTATCTTTATCTTTATCTTTTTTATCTTCATCATCATATAAATCTAATATTTGATGTAATTCTAATTGACCACCAAATGAACTTACTGGTCGTCTACTAGACAATTTTCTACCAAATGAATTTACTGGTCGTCTACTAGACAATTTTCTACCAAATGAACTTACTGGTCGTCTACTTAATGATCTACCAAATGAACTTACTGGTCGTCTATTAAACGATTTTCGAGGTGAAACAACATAACGTGAATTTTTCATTGACATTTTTATTATAATAAAATATTTTTTTTTATTTATTTTCTAAATATTTAATTCTTTTTTGTAAATTATTTATGACACCATATAATTTTTCTATTTCACTATTACTATATTTACGTCCAGGGGTTGATGGACTTGGAAATCCATCTGATGAACTTGAATGATATTCTGAAGAAGAATAATCATCTTCGTCGTCGGAATAATTACCATTTCTATCAACCTTTTTAAAATCTACTGGGCGACTTACAAACGATTTTTTATACATTTTTGGATCCGATTTCTTATATTTACTACGGCGTGGCGGAATATCTTCTTCTTCACTACTACTTGATTCACTTTCACTATACTCACGTCTAAATCGTGTTTGTTCTTTTCGAGATTTTGCATTTTCACGTATATTTATGAAATTGATAATTTTATCTAATTGAATACGTTTGTCTTTTTTAATTAAAAATCCATCTTTATGGTTTGTTGCTCCAATTGGTTCAAAAAAATCCCCATATTTTTTTTTATCGTTACATAAAACAATAAAAAAGTCATCGTTAAAATTTTTATACTCAAGAGTCATTTTTTATAATCTTTTATAAAAAATATTTTTTAATTTAATTATTTTTTTTCATTTAAAGAAATGTACGTTCACATATAAGTCAATGTATCTTAAATATATAACTAATTTCAATTTAAAAGCAACTCCTTGGTTTTCTACTTGTGATTACTCCAATTGGAAATCAACAATTACTGAAAAAATGTCCACTATCGTTGACAACGATAATTTGATTATTTATTGTGTTCAAGAAGTTTATGGTTATAGAACAGGAATATTCGGATTATTAAGTCACATCATTTCAAATTTTTCACCAATTCAAACATTTTGCTTTAGACAAATTATGAATTCAAATATCCGCTACTATCAGACAAACAATATTTTCTCTTCAGATGGTGAAATTATTTCTTCCTTTATTAGTAAAATCAACCGTTATATTCCTTTTTTTAACATCGGAACTTGGGATTACAAAAATGATTTACTACTAAAAAACTTTTTTTATGAAAATTATTCAATTCCTCATATGTTTAATTTTCACTATCCTATGTTGGACAGTGGATGTGGAATTTTTTCAAATAAAAAACCATTTTTATCCGGATATGAACCTTTAGATTTTATTAATAAAGCATCATTATCTGATAATCTATCAAGTAAAGGAATTGTTTGGTCATTTTTTAGTAATGATGATAAAAAAGGAATTACAATAATTTCATTTAATTTATCTGACGATTTGTTTGAACTCACAAAATTATTGGAATTAGAACAAATTATTTCTTTGAAAAACAAATTACATAATCAATTTGGATTAATGGTAAATGAATATGAAACTTATATTATCGGTGATTTCAAAATTAATTTTACTGAAGATACTGAATCATTTATGAAATTAACGGATGGAATGAATATCAATAATAGTAATACAAATTATCTTATCTATCAACGCGAAACTCCATATGAAAATGCAACACAAATTGAAAAACCTGAATCTGAATCTGTAATTGAAATCGTAACAAATGAAACAGTACCTGAACCGGAAATTGATACAAAAGAAGAAGAACCAAAGAAAGATGAACAAATAACTTTTGTAAATATATTTAATCCTTTGAATAACTATTTTAAAGCAAGTCCTTTAGCAAGTCCATCATCCGGTTCACAGTCATCCGGTGAATGGATTTTAATTTAAAATTATTTTTAAAACAATATTGTTTTAAAATAAATATGAAAGACGAAAAAAGTAAAGATAATGAAATGATGCGAGTAGATTTGATTTTTTCTTATTGGATTTTTGTTTGGTGGATTTTATACGAACTGAATTTAACAACCGTAAATCCTAAATTTGTAATCATTCTTGGAATAATTCATAATTTTATATTCTTGTTAATAAAAATATACAAAAAAAGCGATTCCATTTTACCATTCATCATTAGCAATTTCTGCATCAAAATCATTCCAATAATTAGTTTGTTAAACACAACCATTCAGTACAATGATATAATTATTACTGTCTATTTATTTCTTGTATATCTGGTATGGTTAATAATAAATTATAAAACCATAATTATGTATAATGAAAAAAATGCAATTCCACCATTTGAACATTTCTTCAAGAAAAATATTCTTCAAGAAAAATAAAAATTGAATAACAAAAATGAATTTTGAGAAAAAATAAAAAAATGTACGTCAAACTTAAAAATTTCAGATGTTATGAAACTGCTACGTTTAATTTCGATGATAATGGATTATTTCTTCTTTACGGAAATTCCGGTAAAGGTAAAAGTTCTATCTTAATGGCTATTAATTTTTGTTTATTTGGTATCGGTACTAAAATCATCCGTCGTGGCGAAACTTCTTGCTCTGTCGAAATGCAATTTGGTGATCTCAAAATTGTTCGCACAAAACGTCCTAATCGTGTCGTTGTTAATGATATCTACGAAGACGATGTCGCTCAAAATATTATCAATGAAAAATTTGGTGTGACTTTTAATAACACTGGATATATTGAACAAAATGCTACCAATTCGTTTATTATGATGTCTCCAGCAGATAAACTCCAATTTCTTGAAAAATTCGCATTTCAAAATGTTAATTTAGGTGATATCAAAATTCGTTGTAAATCTCTTATAGCACGACGTGAAATGGAAGTAAAGAAAACTTCCGCACAACTCGAGTCAGCTATTTCCTATTTGAACGAACTTGATGAACCATCTCCAGTTGAATTTCCTTTAAAATGCAAAAACAAAGATATCGCAATCAAAAATGAAGAAATTATGTATAAAAATTGCGATACACGAATCAAAAAAGCAAAACATATTATATCTAAAACAAATGAAGAAATATCTGATTTACGTGTTTTGAACACTTATCTCTCTACAAAATCTGAAAATATCGAAAATTTAATTAATGCCATCCAGCAAATGTCTTTAGAAAAAGATGAAATTGATTATATCGGCGATGATGAATTGGAAAATTACAAAAATATATTACAAAATATCATTTCTCTAAAAGAAATTAATATTCTGAAAGAACGATTGAAAATTGATGAAGAGAAAATTGAGAAAATGAAACAAAACGAAATCGAGGAATATGAATCTGAAATTGAGAAAAATAAACAACATTTATGGGAAGAATATACTAAAGAAGAAGCTGAAGAAATGATAAATGATTTAAAAACAACTTTAAAAGATGCTTGTCAAGTATCATTTTTACGAAAACAATTGTCGATAGTTGATTTAGAAACATTTGAAAAACAACGAGATGAATTGAAAAAACTAACGGAAAATTATGATAAGAAACAAATTTTATATGAAAAATTGAAGAAACAGAAAATATTTTATAAATGTCCATCTTGTGATAAAACATTGCAATTTTGCGATGATAAATTGAATGTAATTGATGACGAGATTTATATAGACGAAGATGAAAATGATATTAAAAAAGAAATATCAGAAATGAGAATTCGTATTAAATCTTTAGAAAAAATAATAACGACGATGCAATCAAAGATTGACCAAAATAATCGTGTCGAAAAAGATATTAATGATATTGTTGAACAATACGAAGATGAATTAAATGAAATTGAATTAAAAGATGATTTGGATAATATGAAAAAATATTATGATTCACATATAAAACTTGAAAATAGAATTCGCGATATTAAAAAGAATATTACCGAAAATAAATTTTCTTCATCAATTGTAATGTTTGAAAAAGATATAAAAAAGCAAAAGAATAAATTACAAAATTTACTTTCTGAAATTGTCATCGATGAAGATGAATATAATGAAAATGAAATACGCGATATTATCTCAACCGAAGAGAAAAATAATGATATAATTAAACGAATAGAGAAAAAGAAAAATGAATTGAATCGTGATAAAGAAAATCAAATAAAACAAAATGAAATTCAGAAAAATAATCATATCGAAAAATATGGAGCGATTCGTGATGAAAATGAGTTAAATGAAATTATAAAAGAATATGAAAATAATATTAAAAAAGAAGAAAATGATAAAACGATACATCAAGAGAATTTGATAAAAATTGAAGAATATAAAAAATATATAGAGCAACAAACAAGATATAATAATTATAAACAAAAAGTTATTGATCTTGAAAATAAAGAGAAGAATGATATGGATTTATTAAACGCGGTTTTATTATTGAAAGAGAAAATAATGGAATCGGAAATGATTGCAATAATGAATACAATTGAAACTATTAATACACATGCGCAAATATATTTGGAATCTTTTTTTGCTGATGATTCTATTGTTATTACTCTAAAATGTTTCAAAGAAAATAAGAAAAGTGAAAAACCACAGATAAATATGGATATATGCTATAAAAATGATATGGACTGTGATTTAGGTTCTTTATCAGGAGGTGAATTAGCGCGTGTTGTATTAGCATTTACATTAGCATTATCTGATATGTTTAATACACCAATGTTAATGTTAGATGAATGCACAGCGAGTTTAGATGAAGAAACAACGGCTACGGTATTTGAGGCAATTAAAGAAAATATGAAAGGAAAACCAGTACTTGTTATAGGACATCAAATAGTTCAAGGGATTTTCGATAAGATATTGAAAATATAAAAATTTTATTATATATTATATAATAAAATGAGTAAAGCAACATGGAGAAAAGAATTATTTAATCGTTTAGCATCTTCTCCAAAACCACGTACACAAGTACCGTATGTAGGACGAGTATCTCCAAAATCAAATACACGAAAATCACCAAAACCTTATGGACGACGTTCTCAAAGGGAAATAATTGCAAAAGGAAGTATAGAATTAATTAGAATCGTAGCATTTTCTATAATTTCTTCATTAAATAATTTAGGTATACACTTGAGCGATAATTATATTATATATATAGTTTCAATATCACAATTAGTATATCTATATATAATGTATTGTGTTAAATATACTGTAAACTATTCAAAAACAGAAATATCAATTATTATTAAAGAATTTATAGAAACTGTAAGTAATTTATTAGAATTACCCAGAAAAAATTTACAAAATAATTCACAAGACATACAAAGATGTGTTACTAATGTTGCTACTGAAAACATTATTTCAAAATTTGGTTCATATATAGGATATAGTGGAGGTGAAAATATAGAAACAAAACAATTAAGTAATCTTAAAACACAATTAGAAAGTACAAATGTAAAAATATCATCTGAATTATATAAATTAAAAAATGATATTGAATTTAATTACATAAATGAAATTTTTCTAACATTTTCGGTAATCGATAAAGAAATTAGAAATTTTCCAGAAACTATAAATAAATATATAAATAAATTAATAAAAAATGAAATCAAAGAAATCGAAGAAACTGCCGAAGATGTAAAACAAAAAAATCTTATTTCTTATAAATCACGCGAAGATATGTTATTAAATCGACAAATAACATCGATAATAATACAAGAAAATCCTGTTCCTAATCTATCAATTATAAAATATAAAGAACCTGAAAATATTGAAAAAATTTCTAATGCATTAGAAATTCCTTATGTTAATTTAGAATCTCTTATAAATATGATTGAAATAGAATCGAATATACCTTTTGATGATGAAAATATTTTTGATGATAAGTCAGTATGCGGTAGAACTTCAAGGAGAATGTTTACAAATTTTAAAACAGCAACTAATACTAAAATACAAGAAATTTATACTTTAGTCCATGATAAAATAGAAGAAGAACAATATTTTTTGAAAGAAAATTATGAACATATACAATTTATTACAGCAATAACATTAATTATTGTATTGTCTCTTCTTATTAATAAAGGAATAAGAACAATGGTTAAAAGTTGTTGTAGAAGAGCAGACGGAAAACGAAGTTCAAGAAAAAGAAAAAATAAACAAACTAAAAAACTAAGTAAAAAACTAAGTAAAAAACTAAGTAAAAAACGAAGTAAAAAACGAAGTAAAAGTATTCGTAAGATGAAAAAATAAAATTGAATTAAATGTTTCCGGAAACATTTATATTTATAATGGTTCTATTAACTCTTTTGATAATACAATTTATTAATATAATATGTTTTG